ATTAAATTGTCTTTCAACAATATTTACACCACTAGATTGAAGTTTGATAATTGATGATTGTGAATGCCATTGATCAATAGATACTTGCTTAAACTTAAATCTTCTGTGCAAGTCTAAAACATAATCTTCTACTTCTCTTTCTGAAACTGGCTGATTTTTAGTCATGGGATTCCAGAAATGTATATGATCAATCACCACTCTTTTCATAGGTTGTTTATCTGGTCCGTAAGATCCAATCATGTTTTCAGTATGTGCGATGACAAGAGCATAATAGTCTGAAGTTCTTGCTGGGTCTAAATGGCAATAATAATCCATTAATGGAATACCCATTTCTCTTCTAGAAACCATTGACATGCTTGAAAACATTTTTTGAATTGAATCTGGTGAAAACATTGGGTCTGAAGATGAAGCTCCAAACTCAGCACCATATTGCATTTGAAATTCAGTAGGATTTTTCTTCTTTTCACTATCTAAAAAGTCTCTAGCAATATTAGGATTTGAAAGCCATGTAGGCAATCTCATAACTAATGTTGTTGGATCTTCTTGTCTGTTCTCATGCAGGTCATAAAGTAAACCAATTGGACCTTTAGGGTTGGAAAGCATCATCATCTTTCCATCTTTACCAAAAGTGGCTAAAGATGGCTTTAATTCATCATATAAGGCATAGTCTAAACCAGAATCAGGATTATCCCCTGCCATAGCTGCAATCTCGTCCATGATGATACACCAACAAGTAAGACCAACAAGACCTGAAGCACTAGAAGAACCACATTTCAAAACAAGAGATCCAGCAAAAGGATTTAAGCCTTGAGCAGTTCTTCTTTCATTTTCTTTGATATCATTATCAGTGAGGAAGCGCATTTCAAGTTCTGTATCTTTGCCAATATATGGTTGAAAAAATGGCGAAGATAAAACTGTTTGTTTGATTTTAGAGAAGATTGCATTTTTAGCCTGTTCTTCATTTCTAGCAACATTCAACAATACTATTTGATCAAATTCCATCAATCCATATCTAGATTGAGGATGACCCATCATAATAAGCCTATACAACTCATACAAGGCAATGGCAGACACAAGGAATGATTTACCAGAACGTCTACCAAGAACTAAAACTAATTCTTGAAATTTAAATCTTTTTGTGCATTTGTCCATTACTTGTATTCTGAGCTTTGGATCAAATTCTTCAGAATATATTAGATCTTTTTCAGATTGAAAAGCATTTACTATTGGCCTTTCTTTAAGCTTTTCAAGTAATCTTAAAGAATCGAAGTTTGTAGCATCTTCTTTTGCATATTCAAATCTTTGTTCTCTTACATTGGGATCAAAATGAGAGCACTCTAAACATGGTGAGTTATCAACAGTGAAAAGAGTTTTTACAATCTTACCTTGTTTCTTTTTATTGATAAAATCTAATTCATTGTCCTTAATGTGTTCCCAAACACAACCTTTACATCCAGTTCTTTCTGTTTCAGGGACATCCTTGATATCTATATTAGTATTACCTTCTTGTCCCATATAGAAACACTTTAGGATAAGTCTTTGCCATGGGTGAGGTTTTAAATTACAAAAATATGGATGTTCAATAAATGTAATAATATCTACAATTTGATCAGGGTTGAAATTAGATTTATCAGGTCTTGGTGGTGGAGGTATTTCTACTCTAGCAGATGGCATAATGTCATCGCTAAATTCACTAGCATACCCAGCATCTTTTAAGAATTGGGATACTTCATTAGCTTTTTGCAACATTTGAGTTTTAGCATCAAATTGTTGCACTCTAGCAGGATTAGGTTTTCTCATTTAGTGCAAGTGACATATATCCATTTCAAATGAATATAATCATCAAAAGATTTTTTTATCTGATAATCTACTTTAAATCCAAATCTTGTCAAGTCATCAACTAATGGATTTGCTTTTGTAAGTTTGACATCAAATTCACCACTAGAACCTATAGCATTGGTGATATTTTCAAAATAGCTTGCGCATTCTAATAATGAAGGTCTAGTTAATGTTCCTGTTCTAAGCAAGCAAAATAAATGATGTGGATAAGCTCTTTCACCCATAGTATCGCCGAAACCCATTTGAAAAGTGAATGTTCCTCCAGGTTTCAATACTCTATAAATTTCCTTGAACCACATATTTCTTATTTCTCTTACAGGTATATGCTGAAAGACAAGAGTGCTTATAATAAAATCAAATTTATTATTTTCAAAATATGGCGTTTTTCTTCCATCAGAAAGTATAAAATGACAATTAGAAGGAAATGATGATTGGCATTTTGATATGTTTTTTTCGCTCAAGTCTGTTGCATAAATTTCATCAAAATTACCTAAACCTATCAAATTTCTTACATTTCTTCCTAGTCCAGTGCCAAAATCTAAGGCTATTTTATATTCTGGATTTTTAGCTGGTTTTAATAGAATATCCCAATAGTCAGAATTTCTATTATGCATATTATAATCGTTTGTGCCTAAACGATGTTCTTTTACAAGCATATCTAAATATGCATCTGTATCTATTTTTTCAAAATCAAGTGAAAAGTTCATTAGTTATCCTGCTGTATTTTTGCTTTCAATTCTACAATCTTGTCACGAATCTTTCTTTTATCACTTTCAGATTCCATTCTTTCATGTAAATCCATCAAGATTTCAAAAACGTTAATTGCAAAAACCCCTTGATTATCTCTTACTTCTTTGAGGTGAAGTATTTTGCTAACCAATTTTTCAACCATAGCTGCTCTTCGAAGTTTTAAGTCATTATTTTTGCTACAGTCCATTCCTCTTACATCATCTAATTCTACTAACAAAGCAGTGAGAGCTAGTTGATGTTCTCTGAAAACCCATGGAGCAATTAATTCTTCTCTTTGCTCATAGTTTTTAAGACCAGATGTTGCAATCTTTTTAAAATCACAATGCTGTTCCATATGGGTATTAATTTGAACCCAGTTTAATTTAGCATCATAATACTTAAAAAAGAAAGTCATTACTGCTTGAGGTTTTTTACCTGATTCAAGATATACATGCTCTGCCATATCTCTAAAAGGTGATGTACAAATGCTACATCTTGGCTCCATAAATTGAGGGTAAGAAATGTCACTCATATTGTCAGGAGGTAAAGGCATTAATGGTCTTTCACCTTCTTTTAATGAACTAAACATTCTTGATGGTTTTGCAGGTTCAGGTTGAGCAGGAATAATACTTTCTACTATTTCTTGGGTTTCTTCAGCCATATATACCTCTTATACAAAGCAAAACAAGCCGCTAAAAAGCGGCTTGTTTATAAGATTGTAAAAGACTAATCTTTGAGTGCTCTTTTTAGTCTTTCATATGGGGATACAGTATCAGCAGCACTTACCATAAATTCATCAGCAATACCAAAATCAGCATAATTTCCTTCAGTATATTTTGCACTGTTAGATGTTCCATTAAGAAGATCTACTTCAGCAGTTCCTCTTCTCATACTAACAACATACTTATTCTTTGATGCAGTTTTGATTTCTGGTTTTTCTGATTGAGCAATTAATACAGAATTTAATAATGCTTCTTCAACAAAAGGTTTCAAGGATGCATGTAAATGGGATTTGCCTTGTAAGCTGGTTTTTGCCATTTCAGCAACTCTCTTCCAAAATCCTAAACCTTTTTCATCTGTCTTGACAATAGCATGAGGCCCAGTGCAAAGTCTTTTTACAAACTCTTTAGCACTATATCTTTCAAGACTCTTTTCGATTACGGGAACACAATCTTCATATCTTGTAGGAACAACAGCAACTTGAACTGAGGGCTTTTGGATAGTTTCTGGAGTATCAAATAATTTGGATGCTACTCTAGTGGCTACATCTAAATCAAAATTGTCAGCTGCTAAGAGTTCAACTACCTCTGATTTGCCGTAACCTAAACTTTTGTACTTAGTTGCTTGGGAATTAGCCACAACATATACGCCGTCATTGTGAGCGCGTAATTCATTGCGCCAATTATAAATCATGTCATCGGATATATTTTTTTCAACCACAGTGATTCTCCCCTTAAATAAAAAATACCCTAGACGTGTTTATAAATTGTCAAGGGTTTTTGTGGAACATATCTATATAGTACAAAGA